GAGAGGCACTGCATCTCTGTGGGCAGGCGCGATCCTTTTCTTACCCGAAGGTAAGTCTTGGACCTCGTCCAACAACCCAATTAGTATGACTGCATATTACTACGCAGCCATAATGTCTCTAATTGGTGTCCACCCAGGTCGTGAAGTCACGACCGGTCGGTCACGGGTACCGGACTCCCATTGGGAGTCTGCTGGTGGTTTTTCTATAAACCACTGGAACAACCTATGACCACCCTTAGTCTCGAGCAACCTGGTCTTGTTAGTTGGCAAGACCAATCTGCACTCTTCGACCTGCAAGTCCTTGTTCCACCTCTTTCTCAGAGATGAAACAGAGGCTCCACAGAACGAAGCGAGGCCAGGGTAAGATGAAGAAGCTGCCACGATCGGTATAAGATTTCGATCAAAAGCAAACTTGTCCAGGAGAAATTCTGAACAGTTCCAATACCCTTTAAGAAAGTAGTTATTCACCACTTTCACAAAAGAGCTGGACTCCTTCATTTGGACTTTGGTAGAAAACCTCCTCAGATATGGGGGGGTAATATCTATTCCCCTAAATGCGTCCACGCCGCAAGACTCCCGGAACTTTCCAGTTCCGAAAGACTTAGAGACGTTGACCTTCAACCCAAGAAAGGATAAGCTATCCACCAAAACACCCATACAGTCTGAGGGGACAATCATGTCATCCCCAAAGACTGACACCAGGCGTGATGCCTTGTCTATCGTGGCCTTTGTAACCCGCCACCTCCTCGCGGAGATGACTGCGGCTATCGAGACCATCGCGTAGACGATCGACTGGACTGGAAAAGTCACAGCCGAACCCTGAGGCGCAAGCTTTCGAAGCAGAAGATAACGCTCCGACTGCGAGCTAACCTCATTGGAGATCCATCTCGTCCGACATGCATGCAAGCGCCTAAGAATCGTTGGATTCTTTCGGAAAGCCCGCTCTACTGTCCAACAAGACAGACGATCTGAGGCTGAAGAAAGATCAATGGTGGCTACTTTGCCATCCAGCGATCCACGGATAGCCCACTGCTGGTTTTGCGCCTGCGATCGAAAACGAACGCAAGGTGCTAGACTGGTGTGAACAATCCGTTCCTCCAACTGGTTCTTAACCAGTTGCTGTATCCATTGATGTTGATTCGGCTCCGCGGCGATAAGCCGGGGGCTTTTCATAGTCTTTGGAACAGAGATAAGACGAGAAGGGGACTCTTTATTGAGCCCCCACTCAACTTCTCCACCCGTGTCGATATCCTGACCAAGATTGGTTGTGGCATATCGATCATAAGGGAACAAGGCGTCTAGTTTTGCCGGCCATTCTCGGAAGAGGAATTTTGATTCTCCTCTCCTCTGGTTGGCGACAGCGCCTGGACCATGCTTAGGGAGTTCGTGATCTCTTTCTTCGTGGAGATCTCCAAACTGAGTAGAAATTCTGTCGCAAACTCGCTGCAGGATTTCCAGGTTGCAGCCACCCGGGCCCTCTGTGGGTCCGAGTCCTGGTAACCAACACTGACCATCACCGAGATCAAGGTTATCGCCAAAAGCGATACTATCTTGGTCAAAGTAACATATGTCTTCCGACCAAGAATTAGTCGGAAGACGGCTGGTGTTCTCGATAGTAAAGAAGTTTCGTACTTCTTCATCTACGCTCTCCTTCTTACAATTGAGCTCTAATTTCTTTGAGCTTAAGAGAAGGAACCTGAGTGCCGTGATGGCGTCCAGGCATGGAGCATCCCTAAGCTTTCCATCTGTAGAGAAGATCTTCAACCACAGTTCCCCGAAGAATTTGGGGTGTCCGTGACTGTTGAGACCAGTGTAGCGAGTTGCCACACTACTATCAACTAGGAGGAGACCTTCATCCAAGGACCGATCTAGGACCTTGCAGATGGCTGGGAGATCAATGGTCAAAACTCTAGGACCATGTACCCCCAGTTCGTGAACTAGGCGTGTTTGATCACGCTTCCATTCACTACGGTGAGTGTACGCATACGCGACATCTTTAAACATCGCGTACACATATCCAGTGAGGAAAGTGACTAGGCTATTATCCATAGACGGTAGCTCCTTTATCAAGAGTTGTCCGAAATGGTCCTAGCTGCCACTTGCATAGAAAGAGAAACTCCCTTGACGATGGAGTTTGATGTGATCTCTACTACTTCAGAGATCACCCATCGCCAATGTCGCCTTGTTCGCAGCGGCCCATACCTTGAGGCCGTCGAGCACATCGAAGACGAGCAGCGGATCCTCACCTCGTGGTGACCGGACGACGATGTACGCGTTTCGGGTCGACATGACCCCATTCGCGTCCCAGAGTCGCCTGATCAGCTCGAAGTTGTGGCGCACCATCTGACCTGGTCCGGCCTTCCCTTCTAGGGAGTGCCGAACGTTCAGTTCGTGTTCCACATTCGTTCCTGAATGTTTGAACGTAGAGGTGTTGTTGTCCTGATTTCCTCTTATCAGGGAAAATGGACTACCAGCAGCGCCGGTAATCGCAATCGAAGCGGGAGAAGCAAGTGTCATAGGTGAACCTCACACACACATAGTTGTTGCTTACGATCTGAAGGCACAGCACTTTATTGGCTGTTTACTGTTACTTGATAAAACTCAAGAATAGCGCCAAGATCGTTTTCCACTCGTTCCCCGTGAGGAGTTCGAGCGGAGCAGCAGGAAAAGCACCCTCCGTCCATACGTCGCGGCTCTTCGTTTCCCGGATGTGATAACCACCTCCGGTAGCGGTAGCCGTCTCAGTGATGGAGGTAACCTGGTACTGGTCTTTAGAAACATGGTGCCTCATAATACATATATCAAAAGGCTCCACATACATTCGCCCGGTGTTGGCGGCTAAGAAGTCGCCTATCTCGGTGAAGTAATCACACAGCCAACTAAATGGTATTAGTTGCCACATAGTTTCTGCATCCATCTCATCGAGATCGAAGTAGAATCTGGCTGCATCATTAAACGTGGTTAGTTTCTCAAGATTACCGAGTATGCCCAAACGGGGGCGCCAGCGAACCGAGCCATAAATATCCATGGCTTGATAGTTGACACTCTCGCCTAAGCAAGTTACTCCGTAAACGGTAGAGAGAGGCACTCCGGTTATAGTATCGCCCTGATGGGCACGCCGGTCTAGCCTAACTCTCCGCCTCAGTCCTCCTTTTTGGCCAAGGGATTGGAACTCCTTGACTCTCTGCTCTAAGGCTTTGAGTATTGTTGCCAGCGTTCTAACGTCGCGGTAGAATTGGGCCCATCCGAACTTGTAGTTCAGATAGCCTTTTCCCACTATTCCGCTAAAAGACTGAGCAGCTAGCCTAAAAAGGAAAGGGAGCTCGACGAGCTCCTTGATAAACACTGGCACTGAGAATACTGCTCTTGTAGGGTTTGTCCTTGCAAGGAGCAGCTGAGTATAATAATCATTCTCAGCAGCGCGGTACGGATTACTCCGTTCCGCGTACAGTGGTGATCGACCAGGTATTCGTTCCGCAACCCCATCAGTGTACTTGTTTTGGAAACAAAACACACCTTGGGGTTTATGTATAAGAAACGGAACGACAGTGTGACTCTCTAGTTCAAGGTCGCTGGGCGGTAAAAGCCCGTCGAAAAAGCGACGTTCCTTCTTGAACCAGTCAGTAATCGTAGCATAGGACTCATCGTAAGAGTATTCAGCCAAAACCCAAGACGTGTCTTCGTAGGCGTATACTTTGCCCCCGGAGATCGTTGAGGCTCGGCTTCTCTCACGTTGTTCCATTGCTATTGCTTTTCCAAGTCGGTGGTCCCACGTGCTAAGCAACACGTAAAACCGAAACCACAGGGATCCATTATGGAAGCGCGGTCAGACCGAGTAGGCGCATCATGCG